GCTTCTTTCCACGGGATGTTATCACCTTCATGCCCGTCGCAACAGTCATCCCAATCTACTCCCCTGCCTTTGTGCTCAGACATTGCATTAGACGCTTCGTCTTGCTTCTCAGACATAAGTAAACACACACCGTCTTGGCCTTTACTGTCCGTTACGGCAAAGTGTTCGCAACTCGCTCCCTGCTTAAATCCACCGCAATTCGTTCCAGTCGGAGACTTGGCCCATTCCAAGCCAGTTTGATCTGCGGCCTTATCGCCAAGAACGTTTACGTTGTAGACAACTTCATCGTCTCCAACCGCCAAGGGCGTGCCGCCGCGCTGATAGCAACAGACTGGCGTGTATACTTCTATTCCCTTCGTAACGCGGTCAATGACAATATCCGGCCCGTGAATCTGACATCGCTTCTGGTTGATATATAAAAACGGGCAGACGAAACAAGATTTGGGCTGATTGCCTGTGTCCTTGCCGCCGACGAAAGCGAGTGCCCACCTCTGGACACCTATTTCTGATTTAGCTGGTTTGCTTACAGAAATTTCTTTGATCTTCTCTGGTCGTTCGTGAATCTTTGGAATCATCGCCGCGCTTTCCTAAACGCAGCCGCCATACGTGGTTCCTTATTCTTATGCGCCAGTTCAGGATTAGCGTGAAGTTCGCCTTTCATCTTGTCTTTTTGCACGGCAGACAGAGGACTACCAGAGGAAAGTAAATAACGAGTTTGTCGTGGAGTCCAAGGCATAGAATTTTGTAGCTGGTGTATTTTTACTTCATGCCCGCCAGCAGGCCAGCCGTGCGTACATCACGGCACAGTCTTTGTGCCGCTATCTTTCACGGTCTGAAACTTTTACCCCAAGCCAGGAATCCGGCTGTGCGCTTCGCTCTGCTCCATCTCAGGAGCCATCTCTTCGCCCATTTCCTCGTCGGGTGATTCTTCTTCGTCCTCACCGCCAGCGGCTTCGTGCGCGTGGTCGTGGGCTTCTTCTACGTGGTTCTCGCCATCAAAATGTTTTTCGTGTTTGTGTTCTCCATGATGGGACGTGACGTGCGAGTGTTTCGCTTCGTGATCGTGCTCCATGTGGACTTCATGAGCTGGACCGTGTTCGGCTACCACGTCTTTAATGTCTGCGTCGGAGGATTCTTTCTCACCGTCCATCGGTTTTTCGGATGGCTTGTCCATTGCTGGTTTGGGCTTGGCATCACCCATCTTGCTTTCGTGCATTCTTGCGCGGCTCATACTGTGGTGCGGCGTACCGTCTTTAGCGTAAACTCCCATATTTAATTCTCCTTTGGAGCCGCCTGAGCTGGCTCGGAAACTTTTGCCGCTTCCTCTTTGGCTTTGCGTTCTACTTCTCGAATCCCGTATTGCTTCTGGTCCTCTTCCATGATTCGTCTTGCCATGCGCTGAAACGGTGTACCTGATTCGATTGGTTCTTTGTTGGGCGTGTCTGCGGTTTCTGGTACGCGGGTCGAAGGGGCAAGGCCGGGAAAGAGGTATTGCCGCAAGCGATCTGCTTCCGCCCATCCCCGATTGGCTTCGTTTATAGCACGTTCCAATTCCTGAGCGTGAACGGTTTTTATGCGATTTGTTTCTTCGATGTGCTTCTGACGGATAGATGCCAGTTCGCTTTCGAGAGAGCACACGTAGCGGGAACGGAAGAAGTCAGTCCAAGCCATATTGTTTGAACTTTCTGCGCCATGCGGTTAACTGTTCTTCGTTGGCGGTCCAGATTAACGGTGCTTCGTCGGCCAAGTTCATTATTTTCTCAATCTTCGTCACATTGAAGCTTCCCGATTTTACACACACAGGCTTTCCGTCTGGACCTATTGTCCAAAGACTGTAGTCTTTGTATTCAGCAAGCCGTACAGACGGTTGCGCAGGCAGGAAAATCTTTCGGAACGGCCACACTTCACTAGGAAGTGCGGTAGCCGCAGCCACACCCAACATTGCTCGGAGAAAGTTTCTACGTTCCATCGTTCTTCTTCACTTTCCGTATGCGGACTCTGATTCGCTGGTAGTGAATCGGCAACCAATCGCGTAACGGTTGCGGAGGACGTGTTCGAAATACGCGGGCAAACCAACGATCCCATGCGCACGCTTGCGGGGTAGCGAAACTCATAAAATCTCTTCGCATCAGTACGCAACCTTCAAAGACTTCAGAAACCGTTTGTCTTTCTCTGTAAGGGTGAGAACAGAAAGTCGAGCTCGCTCTCGGGCTGCTTCCATTTCTGCTTCGCGCATCACAGCTTCAACGCCAGTCGTGGGAGAGGCTTCGTAGAAAATGCTCCAGCCTTCCAACTTAGCGGGTGTGTGATCGAATCTATCCAAACTATACCAATGAGGTTTTGGGGAGATTCGCTTACCGCGCAGATATTCATTGTCTTGCATGGGTTGGACTCCTACGCTACCGCTTTACGAACTTTATTGTGCGCCTGTTCAAGTGGAGTTGCCCAGCGGCAGTTGCTAGGTTCGTAATTCCCGTCATTGTCTGGGAAACGATCTATCGTCTTGCCAAGCGGTCTCTCGCCCATATCGGCTAGGAAGTTTTCGAATCTGTTCCACCGTTCGCAAATCTTAATTCCGCGTCCGCCGTAATCTTTATACTTATTGCACCGTGGATTCAAACATCGTTGCCGCATCGCATCCCAAGTACGAAAGGTTTTTGTGATTGCGCCGTGGATTGCGTGGCCGTGTCTTAGCTGAGGAATTCTCGCGCTCATTTCCTTGCCGCAATCAACGCGCAGACATCCACAGGAACGCACCATACCTGTAGTGAGATGATGCCCTGCAACTATTTTTAATCCGCCGCAACGACATGAAGTCAACCAATGCACATGCCTGCGTATTCCGACGGGCCAATGAACTCGAAGCCTTCCAAATTGCTTGCCTTGCAAATCTACAATCGGTCTAGGCATCTGGCTTCACCTTTCGATACCATGACGGAACATTGATGGGACGTTCTGGCTTGCGCTGTTTAGCTTGCTCTTTATTCCAGTCAGTATACATAGCGACGGAGCGTGCCATTGGGTCTTTGATAGCAGCGTATTTTTCCCGTTTCTTAATGTGATCCGGTTTATCCTCTGGGTCAAGCAAAACCCCCGCTACGGCGTACCTAAATCCATCTCCCAAATCGTCCGACAAACTAACGCCCTTTGGTTTCTCGACATCTTCCAAATTTACATTACTGCGAACCAGTAGCGGAATCGCTTCCGCAAGTTCGGTGCAGGTATCTAAGACGAATAAATCATCAGAGTCAAGCAAACTATATATTTTTTGCCAGCCTGCTACACGGTCGGTATTCGAGCGCGTCGGTCTCGGCAAGCCAGCCATTGAGAGAATATCCCCGACTTCATCAGCGACCGTGCGATTACTCGTCGTCCGATTAAACCGCTCCCATGAAAAATGAATTGAGTCAATTTTCCAGCGATAACCATATTGGCTTTCCTCTGTCTCTGGCGGATCGTCCCAGAATTCTTGCCCAGCAGCGATATTCTTTTTGGTCACGCGCGGAATAGACATGATGAGAGCGTTTGTCTGTTCTTCTGGAGTCTTTTCCTGCATGTAAAGTTCTTTGATTACGACGTTGACCATCTTTGGCTTCTCGCCGTCCCAGCGCGGTTTGAGCAAAGCCTTTGTCATAAAGATTTGCGTTGCCCAATGCCCGAAACCATAGTCGTAGCCAACCCAAACAGGTTGCCAATCTTCGAACAGGAAATCAGACATCGGCCTGACGTGTCGTTTCGGTTCCCAGTTGTCGAAGAACTGGCCGGTAACTGAATCAAGTCTGCCCCAACGAATCTTGTCTCGTAGCGGACTGCGTTCCAGTGTGCCGATATATTCTTTGTCTTGCGCATAGATGGGATTCTGGTCCACTGTTGAGTGGAAATATTCGTAATCGCTCGCTTCGTACTTCTCCGGGTCCATTCCTTGAAACGGTTTGTGATCTACCCAGAGTTTCTTAATCCAACTCCAGCCGATGCCCATCGGGTTTGTTGCTGCTGCCATGCAAGCGCGTGCGCCTGGTAGTGGGCAACGATTGCGGCCGGCAAGCGCGTCCCAAATAGCAAATGAGAACTCTCCCAACTCTTCGAAGCCAATGAATACATATTCAGTCGAGAGATACTTTCCGACATCGGCCTCACGTTCGCAGGCTCCAAAGAACAATTTGCTTTGTAGCATCTTTCCAGTTGGCTTGCCTTTGGCGTCGAGTTCAGGTTGAGGATGAAAGTAAACGATGTGATCTGACTGGTTGTAGAAGTCGTAGAGCCATCGGGGAACATCGGAGAGAAATTTATCAATAACTGTCCGCTTCAAATCTGGGATCGTCTTTCGCAAGATGAGGCTGTTTGAACCGGGATACTCTAGCGCGTGAAAGATTGCTTCCATCAACAGCGGACGAGACTTGCCTGAACCGAAGCCCCCAACTTGTAAACGGAATTTAGCAGGCGACGTGTGAAAATTAACTTGGTGCGCCCACGGAACGTAGAACGAAGATATATTTCTCGAACCTTCGGCTTGTGGTTCTTGTATTGCGGTAGGACTCATTGCGTGTGCTCACGATGGCAGTGTTCGTGAACTGGAGCCCAGATCGTTCCCGTAC